ATATAAATTTCGATACTGGTGGAGCTGTTACTCTATATGATCCTCAAGTAGAATTAAAATCTTACACAACACCATTCGTAGCAGGTACTCGTTCAGCAACACAAGGACTTTTACCATTAGTAGGAAACAGTACATTAGATTTATCAAATGTATCTTTTAATTCAAATGCTCAAATGGTATTTGATGGTACCGATGATTACATAAATACTACTAAGACAGCTACTGCTTTAGGTATTTATGATGCTCCATATACAATGGAAGCCGTATTTAAAGTAACTAATACAATAAGTGGGGATAATATGGTTTTTGGAACTGATCAAACTGCATATCGTCAAGGAATGCATAATGGTCTTAGGAATGGGAACATATACTTCGCTCATTATAGTGCTGATTACGCTGCAGGATCAGTTGCGTTAAACGAAATGGTACACGTACTGTGGGTATATGATGGAACAACTGCTTTTATTTATAAAAACGGAGTACTTCAAGGATCAAGTAATATTGCATCTTTTATAGGAACTACTAACATACAAGTAGGTAGGAGTTGGTCATATTTCCAAGGAGGAGAAATACCAGTAGCAAAAATATACAACAGAGCACTAACGGCAGCAGAAGTAAAACAGAATTTTGATTTCTATAATGCAAGATTTGGAATAGAGTATGATACGTATTACTTTGCAGTAAGTAATAGAGCTACTAGGTATAATAGAAGGTGGGAAGCAGACGGAACAGAAGGAGATATAAGTGGCGAAAACATGGCTACCACAACACCAGCCTATACTATATACCAAAAACCAGATGCAAGTTTTCAATCCCCAGACAATTACATAGAAGTAGCTAGAGACGATATTGGAACACCTACTAGGCTTACTGAATATGGAGTACAGACTTCTTATAAGAATGGAAAATGGTTTACATCAGTTACTGTATATAAAGGTAAAAGAGGTGGTCCACTTCGTTTTGAATTTCCAAATGGAGGAACATCAACATACGGAGAAGAGTTTTATAAAACAATAGTAGCACCTTATGTGTCTTAGATAATTTTTAGTGCTATTTATATATGTCCTGTTTAAATTGGGTGAATTGCTGGAACGTCCTTAGAGCTTTAACTACCGAAGTGTAACAATGTTAAAGATTGGAAAATCAGCAGCCAAGCTTGAGATACATCTCAAGAAGGTTCAGAGACTACTGGAGGAATAAAGTTTCCTTAATAACCAGCTAGAGCGCCCAACATGCTTATAAAGCATGATGATATAGTCCGACCTGTGTAGAAATACATAGTTAACAAAAGTGTGTGCTCGTTGCATAGGATAAACACTTAGGGGAAACCCGTAATAGTTTTAAATTAATATTCAAAGAATATGAGTACATTTGAGAATAGAAGATGGTTAATAATACCAACCACAGCAACAGGATCGATTGATTTCAATCAGATATTAGAATCATCACCAGAGAGTTTAAGACTATCGGTAGATGGTACTAAGACTTTTATTAAGTATGAAATAAATGAAATACTAGAGGATATAGTACATACCGGTATTAATCCTGAAACACAGGAAGAAACAAGTCATACAACTCTTGCAGGGGTGTACGGAAGACCGAGTATCTACCAAGAAGGAGATACAGAGTACACTCATGAAGAAATTCTTACTATATTATCAACAGAGGAGTGGTCAAAACCATTAGCAGAATTAACACAATAGTATGGCAGATATTAGAATAACACCAGCATCCAGTGTAATGTCCTTTACAAGTTCTTTGAACTTTAAAGAAACATTAACTCAAGATGCCTCAGGATCATTAATCTTACAAGGTTCAGGTTCTACCGGAAGAACAGACTTATTGGCAGTAAACGGAACTAACGGAAGATTATTTACAGTATCTGACGACTTATCTGATTCTTTATTCTCAGTAAATACTATAGCAGGACTTCCAGTAATAGAAGCTTTTGCCGATAATAGAGTAAACATAGGACAGTACGGAGCAGAAGCTATTAGAGTATCAGGATCACGAGCCTTCATAACAGGTTCATTATTCGGTACAGCTTCTTATGCGACTTTTGCACAAACACCAACAGTAACAGGAGCAACAGGAGTAATCGGAGTAAGCGGAGCTACAGGACCGATAGGTGTAACAGGAGCAACCGGACCAATTGGAGTAAGCGGAGCTACTGGAGTAATAGGAGTATCTGGAGCAACAGGCGTAATAGGAGTATCTGGAGCAACAGGCGTAATAGGAGTAAGTGGTGCAACCGGAGTAGTAGGTGTAAGTGGAGCTACTGGAGTAATAGGTGTAAGTGGAGCAACAGGAGTAGTCGGGGTATCTGGGGCAACTGGGGTAATAGGTGTAAGTGGAGCTACTGGAACAGTAGGGGTAACCGGTGCAACAGGGCCAGCAGCAGGATCAGCAAACCAAGTAGTATACAAAAATAGTTCAAACGTTGCAGCAGGATCATCTAATTTAACATTTGATGGAACTACATTATTTGGAACACAATTCAGTGCACCAGCTCTAAGTGCAGGAAGCTCAGGAAACTTAAACACAGACTTTAACAATACACCAGCAAATACTTTTAGGTACCAAGGAGATCAAGCTAGTTTAACTAACAGTCCAGGAAATACTTGGTGGTTCTACCAAAATATGAGACATAGTAATGCGTCAAACTATTGGGGAACACAAGTAGCATGGGGTTGGGAGGATAACGCAAATAAATTAGCAACAAGAAATATAACCGGAGGTTCTTTTGGATCTTGGGTATATTACTTAAACAGTGCTAACTATAACTCATACGCACCGACTCTAACAGGAACAGGAGCATCAGGTAACTGGGGTATTAATATAACAGGAAATGCAGGTACAGCTACTACTGCAGGTGTAATTGCATACTCACCTAACAGAACAGATGGAACAGCATACCCAGTTTTATGGGGAGCTGGATCTACAACTACTCAGGCGTATTCTGCAGCAGCAGTTACTATTCAATCTAGCACAGGTACATTAAACGCAACTACTTTAGCAGCAACAACTCAAATCACTGCACCAATATTCTACGAGACTGGCACCACATCATATTATGTAGATCCAGCAAGTACATCTAGATTATTTCAGTTGGAAGTATATGAAAAAGTTCGAGCTGGGAACGGTTATGCAGGAGAGCCAACATTCACATTCACAGGAGATACCAATACAGGTATGTATAACATATCAGCAGATGTATTAGGATTCTCAACAGCTGGAACTGCTAGAATGGCAATTCATGACAACGGAAAAGTATCTGTAAATAATACTGATAATACATTAGGGCAATTCTCAGTAAATAATAATGCATCAGTTACATCATATAATACAACATTTCGTATGCTTGAGGGAGCTACTTTTAAAAATGATACTATACTTGGCTGGAATGTAGCAGGACAATATTCATTTTTTGGTAACTATCAGAACTTTCCGTTAATACTTAGAACAAACGATCAAAATAGAGTTTGGATTACTGCTGGTGGCGCTATGGGATTAGGTATAACACCTACCAATACTGCCGGTAGATTTGAAGCCTCAAATGATATAGTAGCTTATTCTACTTCAGATAAAAGATGGAAAAATAATATTGTAAAAATAGATTCTCCATTAGAAAAAATATCTCAAATTAGTGGAGTTGAATTTGATTGGATAGAAGATGAACCATTCCATGGTAATAAAGGACATGATGTTGGAGTTATTGCTCAAGAAATTGAACTAGTAATACCAGAAGCAGTTCAAACTAGAGAAAGTGGAATGAAAGCTGTTCAATATGATAAAATTATACCTTTATTAATTGAAGCTATAAAAGAATTGCAAAAAGAAATTAAAGAATTAAAAAAATAAAAAATAAATGTTATGAGTAATGCATCTTGCGGGATAGCAACGGTTATTATAGGTAGAGAATTTTCATTAACACCTCTACTAAGTTATTTTAAAAATGTAGAAGTACCTGAGAATATAGATGTGAATCTGTATATAGTATTAGGATGCGATGCAGACTTTGAAATATTGGTAAAAGATAGAATTAAAGAGTTAGAATTAAGTAGTAAATATAATAACATTTCTTATATAAAAGGAGTTTCAAAATGCTATTCTGATTTGAGTTGGAATGAATGGGAAACATTTACAAGACAACAAGACCCAGAAAAAAAACATAGAGCTGCATTAGAGAATATTGAGATAGGATTAGATGCTGCAAAAAATGAAACATACGTTCATTTTGTAGATGACGATACAATACCGCCAGTTAATGCTTTAGAAGATTTATTAAAATCTTATCAGAGTATTAATAATTGCGGAATAGCAAGTGGTATTTATTTTAATAAGACTTGGGTAGAGCCTACAATAGCAGTACGGAAAGTAGAAACATCTAGAAGAATAGTAGGAAGTTTTAAGAAAGAGACTTGGAAAGGATGTTCTATTGATGATTTAGCAATTGAAAATTATCAAGATGTAGGATTTGTAGGAAATGGATGCATGTTGTTATCAGGTAGTGATGTAAAAAAAATAATACCCCTACCTAAGTGGCATGAGGATGGAGATGATATAGCACCACCGGATTTTATAATATGTAGACGAATTAGAAGATTAGGTAAAATAATATCCATAGTTCCATCTGTTATAGCTGAGCATTTAGATCAATCAGGTGAACCAGTAGGACTTACATTAAAGTATTTAGAGAATATAAAAAACTCAACAGGTACTTTAAAATGCCTAGTTACACATTATAGTAAGTATCTGAATTATGAAATACTAAGTAAACAGTATGATAAAATATTAGTTATCTACTATACTGAAACTCATAAGGAAGTACCAAGCAAATTATATAACCTCAGTAATATAGAAATTATAAAGAGGAGTATAAAAGAAACTTGTAACAAATACTCAGATATTAGGAACTACAAGGAAATTAGAGGAGAGACTATGCAGTATGATATTTTAGAAGAAATGCATAATTTTATTAAAGATAAATTTAACTATGTAATATACTACTATAACATATTAGGTAATGTAATAACAAAAATACCTTTACTAGACAGTAGAAATTTAAAAAAATTATTGAATACAAAACCATGAATGAACAAATTAGGTTATCAGAAGAAGAAATAGGAGTAAGTAGTACTCTTTATAAAAAAAGAATTGAATATTTGATTAAGCTAGGTGAAGTGAAACTTGCAGAAATTACTAATGAAAAAATTACTGAAGAGACTTACTTTAACCTACTGGAGTTAAACACAAGAGAAATTCAGTTTAAAGAATTACTAACTGAAAGATATGGAATAGGATCTATTGATTCAGCTACAGGATACTATATAAAAAAATAGAAACAGCTAATAGAGTAAATTATGACTTATACTTGGAAAGTAACAGGAGTTAAAACAGTAGATACAGGAGATGTAACAGACGCAGTTATACAGACCTATTGGGAAAAAACAGGAACTGATGAAAACGGAAATGAAGCAACATTTACAGGAGCAACACCATTTCCGCAATCTACAATTAATTCAGAAACGTTTGTACCATATACAGAATTAACAGAAGAAATTGTACTAGGATGGATTCAAGCTGTTGTTGTAGGTTCTTACGAAGAACACGTAAATGATCAAATACAAAAACAAATTGACGCTAAGGCTATTAAAACACCAGGACTTCCTTGGGCATCTGAATAAACTAATAAATTAAAAGTAAAGTAAATGGCATTACCAGCTAGTGGAGTATTAAGCTTCTCAACAATAGCAACAGAGTTAGCAACAGCCCCGCCATTCTCTCTAAGAAGTATGTCTTCAATAGCAGGATTTTCTACTCCTGATGCTGTAAGTGAGTTTTATGGATACGGTGCTGTGACTTATACATACCTTAATAACTATGCTGCAGGAGATCCTTGTAACTATGACTATTGGGAGATCTATTTAGGAAGTGATGGGATATACTACAGGTTTGATGGAGCATATTACGACCCAATGTATAATTATACAGACCTCTGGTACGAATACCTATATTATGAACCATTATTTCCTGCTGATATATACCAAGAATGGGAGATTAATTCAGCCTCAACAGTATTGACAAGTAATGGAAATGTAGCAGTTAACTGTTTTTAAGTAAAGATGAAAGAGAAAATAGAGCCATATACAATTGAAGGTCAAGGAGTAGCTACAGAAGCTTTAGTTGAAATACAAAGTCGGTTTACAACACAAGACAAAGCAGTAATCTACTACGATTTAAGAGATAAAACTCAGACAAGTACTGTACGCGTACTCACCACAGGTGAAATACTTACTCTACCTTATAAAATACTATCTTATCAAAAAATAACAGTTACAGGAGATGATCGTGCCGCTATTGGAGCAGATGCAACATTTGCATCAAATATAGTATTTAGAGAGAGAACAGATGTAGTAAAAAGATCAAGTTCGACTGCTATTATGGTAGGAATATCTTATGGTGATTCAAAAGAAGCTTGTATGAATTTCATTAATGGAAAAACAAAAGTATTTTATATAGATAATGAAGACTTCAGTCTTGCTACTCTACTGGCCGAAGACGAAGGTATGACTATGGGAGTAAAAGATGCAGTATATATCGCCGGCGATTCAATAATCAGGTACTGGAAAGGAGATGGTTTTGATCAGGAATTCCTAGACGTTTGTGAAGAGTAATAATAAAAACAAATAAAAACAAATGACAACATTTAATTGGACAATCTCTGCAGTAGAGAGAGAAGTAAACCTAGACGGTTTAGAAAACGTAATTAAAACAATTCACTGGAGGTACAAAGGTACAGACGAAAACGGTGTAACAGCTGAAACTTATGGAGCAACCGCTATTGGAAATCCAAACCCCGAAAGCTTCACACCTTGGGAAGAAGTATCAGACCCAGTAGCAATTGGATGGTTAGAGGATATAATGAATACAACACCGGCGCTAATGCCAGAAGGAGCAGAGACAAGCCCTACTACGTTAGAGAGACTACAAGCAAATATCGAAGCACAAATTGCACTACTTGTTGCACCTAAAACAATTACAGGTCCTTTATATAGCGCACCAGTTGTAGAGGGAGTAGTAGGAGAAGAAGTAGTGTTGGATACTCAAGAATAAATTACTATATTATAGTATTAATCGATTAACATAAAAATAAGTTTCATGGAAAACAAAAAATTAACACAAGAAGAGTTACAACAAATTGAAGCAGTAAAACAAAAAAGCCAAGCAGTTGTACAAGAATTAGGTCAGATTGAATTATTAAAATTAAATCTAAAGAGTAGAAGAGAAAGTGTACTTGCTTTTTTAGAAGAATTAAAACAAGAAGAAAAAGCATTGGCTGAAGCATTAGAAACTGCTTACGGAAAAGGTTCAATTGATCTTGAAAAAGGAGAATTCACACCTCTAGTAGAAGAAGTAGAAGTAGCAGAATAATTACTGTAAAAAGTAAGAGGAATATAAGGAGGGTTTTGACTCTCCTTTCCTATTTATTAGAGAATATAGAACCTCTAATCATATAAGATGGTTATCGAAATCCCAAGATATTTATAATAAATTAAAACAAATTAAATAAACATGGCAGAATCAATTATCTCTCCAGGAGTATTTACAAGAGAAAACGACCTTTCTTTTATACAACCAGCACCGGTAGCGGTAGGAGCAGCATTTATTGGACCAACAGTTAAAGGGCCTGTAGAAATGCCTACAGTAGTAACTTCTTATAATGATTATGTAAGAAAGTTCGGAGTAACTTTCGCCTCAGGTTCAGACAAATTCGAATATTTAACTTCATTAGCCGTTAAGAATTACTTCTCTCAAGGAGGTAATACAGCCTTAATCACTAGAGTCGTAGACCACATTGGCCCTGATTACTCAGAAGCACAAAGTACAAACATTGCTTCTAACAAAGTAACAGGAGTAAATAGAGCAACTGGATCAGGAACTTTAACAAATGACATTGCAGTCAATCAAGAGTTTAAAGTACAGTACGGAACAGCAGCTTATAGATTTATTCCAGCAGGTACCCCACTTCCAGCAGATAGTGGAACAGGTAATGTATACTTCTTCCAATCAGGTTCAACAATTGCAGCAACAGTAACTAGCTTAGCAGCAGAAATTAACAATGCAATCCCAGGAGTATTACAAGCAACAGGATCAGGAGCAAATTTACTTTTAAGCGGATCAGTAGCTGGTACTTTAAGAAATGGAATTACATTCTTTACAGGATCTATTACAGACTCTACCGTATCATCAAGCTTATTCACAATAGCAGGAGGTACAGACGCAGCAGCTTCTTCTTTCCCATTCTCAATTAATACAATAGGTAAAGGAGCTATTTACAACAACTCTCCTCTAGCAACAGATGCAGGAGCTCAAAACTCTGACGGATCTTTAGTATCAGGTTCAGAAGATAACTTAAGATGGGAAATCACAAATGTAAATAACTCTAGAGGTACTTTTACATTATCAATAAGAAGAGGAGACGATAGTACAAATACTAAAGTAATCTTAGAAACGTTTAACAACCTTTCATTAGATCCAGCTTCAGATGATTATATCGAGAAAAGAATCGGTAGTCAATATACAACAATTGGTACAGACGGAAGTTCAACATTTTTAAGACTAGTAGGAGATTATCCAAATAGATCAAACTTTATTAGAGTAAGTGCAGTAAATTTACCTACAATTAACTACCTAGGAAACGACGGAGTATCAGTTAATGCAGATGCAGCAGGACTTTCTTACTCAGCATCTTTACCGCAAGCAGTTTCTGGAGCATTTCATAGTGCAGGAGGTACAATTATAGCAGGAGCTAACTTCTTTAAAAACATAGACGCTCAAACACAGGGATTAATAGCAGGAGATTATACAGATGCAATTGCATTATTAGAGAATAGAGATGATTATCAATTCAATGTAATAACAGCACCAGGAGTAACTACAGCAGATCACTCAACAGTAACAGACGCACTTATCTCTTTAGCAGAAAATAGAGGAGATTGTATTGCAGTAGTAGACTTAGTAGGATATGAATCTACACTTTCTCAAGTAACAGATGAAGCAGCAGTATTAAATAGTTCTTACGCAGCATCTTACTGGCCTTGGTTACAAACTAAATCAGCTACAGGTAAGAATGAATGGATACCAGCTTCAGTTGTAATACCAGGAGTTTATACATTCACAGATGCAGCTTCAGCACCATGGTTTGCACCAGCAGGACTTGTAAGAGGAGGTATTCCAGGAGTAATTCAAGCACAAAGAAGATTAACAAAAGGAGAAAGAGATACTTTATACTCAGGAAAAGTAAATCCAATTGCTTCTTTCCCAGGAACAGGTATATCAGTATTCGGACAAAAAACATTACAAACAAAAGCTTCAGCTTTAGATAGAGTAAACGTTAGACGTTTGTTAATAGAACTTAAGAAGTTCATTGGTGACCAAGCTAAAAACTTAGTATTCGAACAAAATACTATTGCAACAAGAAATAAATTCTTAGCGACGGTTAATCCTTACTTAGAATCAGTAGTACAAAGACAAGGTCTTTATGCATACAGAGTAGTAATGGACGAATCTAACAACTCAGCAGATGTAGTTGATAGAAATCAATTAGTAGGACAAATCTACATTCAACCAGCTAAAACAATTGAATTCGTAGTATTAGACTTCACAATTGAACCAACAGGAGCAACGTTTGTATAATATTTAGAAACACAGATATTTATAATTAAATAAGTAAACAATAAAATGGCAGTATTAGATCCAAACGAAATAATGTTCAGAGCCTTCGAACCAATGGTTCAGCACAGGTTCGTAATGTACATAGACAATATCCCAGCATTCATGATTAAAAACGTGAAAGCTCCTAACTTTCAAGATTCTATGATCAAACTTGATCACATTAACTCTTACAGAAAAATAAGAGGAAAAAGAGAGTGGCAGGATATGGATATGACTTTATACTCACCAATCACACCTTCAGGGGCTCAAGCAGTAATGGAATGGGCTCGTTTAGGATATGAATCAGTAACAGGTAGAGCTGGATATTCAGATTTCTATAAGAAAGATTTAACTTTAAACATTCTAGGTCCTGTAGGAGATATCGTAGGGGAGTGGATTATTAAAGGAGCATTCTTAACAAAAGGAGATTTTGGAGACTTTGACTGGACTTCTGGAGACGGACTTGTAGAAATTGCAATTACAGTTGAAATGGATTATTGTGTATTAAATTACTAATAATATTAAAATAAAAATTAACAAGCCTGGCATTAGCTGGGCTTTGTTGTTTTAAAAAAGTTTTATGTGTATATTTATATATAGAAAAAGTTACTAACAAATAAAATTTATGGAACAAAAGCAAAAATTTCCTACCGAAATGGTAGAATTACCTTCAAAAGGATTACTATATCCAAAAGATTCTCCCCTAGCATCAGGTACAATTGAAATGAAGTACATGACAGCTCGTGAAGAGGATATTTTAACAAATCAAAACTATATCCAACAAGGAGTGGTTATTGATAAATTATTACAATCTCTTATCGTAACTCCAATTAATTATGGAGATATTTTAGTAGGAGATAAAAATGCCTTATTAGTTGCTTCTCGTATTTTAGGATATGGAAAAGATTATGAATTTGAATACAAAGGACAAAAAGAAGTAGTTGACTTATCAGAGCTTCAACCAAAACAAATCGATTACGAGATGTTTAAGTCAGGTAAAAACGAGTTTTCTTTTACTACACCTACAACTAAAACAAACCTAACTTTTAGCCTACTTACCCATGCTGATGAGCAGGCAGTAGAACAAGAAGTAAGAGGATTGAAAAAGCTTCATAAAGATGCTTCTCCTGAACTATCAACAAGACTTAAGAGAATGATTACATCAGTAGAAGGGGATGTAACACCATCAGCAATTAGAGGGTTTGTTGACAATTTCTTATTAGCAAGAGATTCAAGAGCATTTAGAGAGTACATCAAGGAAATACAACCAGACGTCGATTTAAGATTCTTCCCAGA